GTGCCTACTCACGCGGCCTATTTGGGAGATGGCGATAATGAAGATAACACGCAAACACAACAAGACACAGGCCGAAGCCAAAGAGCGGCTGATTGCATTGGCAGACACAATGGGCCTAACGCTTCAGTGGATAGATGAACAGTCGGCCACTGGAAGCATGACGTACAACGGCGTTTCAATCTCAGGCAGTGCAATGGTCACAGACAAAGAAGTTGTGCTGGATGTTAGTCTCCCTCGGCTAGCAAGAATGTTCAGCAGTCGTATACAGAAACAAGTTGAAAAAGAAATGGACAAAGCATTATGAGTGAGGAAACACCGAACATAACCACCGTCAACGGAATCTCTGAATTCCTGCAAAAGAACGGCTTGGCCACAATGCTAGTTTTGGCAGGTTTGTGGTTCGTAGTCCTACCACTGAACGAACGATATCAGCAAATGCTGGAGGAAGTCAGCAAGTCTAACAGCAGTCTGACCGAAACCGTCAAGGAGCTAAAAGAAGGCATTGTCACGATTGGTCGCACCAATTCTCAAGTGGAAGCCGACAATCAGGCCATGTTAAAAGACATCGACCGCCGTCTAGAGGACGTGGAAGAAGCCAGTAAGGAAATGGTTGGATTGCTCCGCGATCTCAGGGGCGGACGGGGCCAGTCCTACACGCCCCCCACAACTTGTAGGGTAATCCCTGAAGAGTGAAACTATTGGTTCTAAGAATCCGTCTGTGTTGGCCGGATTTTGTCTATTACTTAAAGGAAAATTGCAATGTCATTAGACAAGAGCAAAGAGGCCATCACAGAGATTGAAGGCCAGATCAAAGAGATTGAAGAGCGAAAGTGTGAAACACCGGAAGCAGTTGAAGAACGCAACGCCGAACTGGCCGAAGCAACTTCAAAGTTTGAAGGTGCAATCAACGAACTGAAAGAAGCACGACGCCTGGAAGAGTTACGTTCACAGGCTAACGAAGTGCGTCAAGAACTATCACCTGCTGGAACCGTAGCACCAGCACCAAAGAAAGAAGTTAGAGCCGTGCGATCATGGGAACCAAAGCCCAACAAGTGCTTCCGATCACGCGATGAAGCCATTATTGTTGGCCGATACTTTCAGCAAATGGCAGGCATTGAAAGCCGTGCCGCTTCCGCTTATCCAATGGGATCAGTTGGCGACGTCATCAAGGACTCAATGGGCGGCGAAACGCCAACTTATGATGGCAAGGGCGGCAAGGACTTGGTGATTGCCGAAATGCAAAACAGCATTTTGGAACAGTTGTACTACAGTGCAATCTGTTTGGAACTGGCTAGCGTTTACACCGTAAACACTAACAGCCTCATCCTTCCGATTGCTGGCGATCCTGGCGTTAGTGGATGGTATCTTGAAAATACCGAAATCCCACCAATGCTTCCGCCAACAAAACACGCTGTGCTTGACCTAAAGAAGATGGCCGCACGTATTCAGGTTTCAAACGAACTTTTGGCAGACTCACCGATTGCGGTTGCAAATGTTTGTGTGAACCAGATTACTAGCAGCTTCCAGCTTACCGCTGACACTGCGTATTTCAGTGGAGATGATGGTGCAGGAATCGAAGGCGTCTGCGATGCCATCGAAGGGTTTAGTCTAGGTAAGAACGTTCTGGAAGTTGCTGATGCTGACACCATCACAACTGCTGAACTGGCTTTCCCTTATAGCGTCGTTCATCAGAACGTCCAGAACCCATCGTGGGTTGTCAGCCCAAAGGCATGGTCATCGATCATGGCTATTGCAACCGATCCGCAAGCTGGTGCTGTTGTAACTGACACAGTACGTGCAAGCATCTACGGGGCACCTTGTCGGGTTTGTTACACCTTGCCAGACGATGTCTTGGCCATTTATGGTGACTTTGCTTTAGCTACAAGCTGCGGCACAAAGCCATCTGGCATCAACATCCGGACTAGTGTTGACCGTGCGATTGAATTCGACCAGACGGTTATGGTTGGTACAAACCGCATGGCGTTTGCTCCACACAGCCCAGAGTTCTTGGCGATGCTCAAGGCTCCAACTGAGTAAGGTTTTGCATGACTCCCTAGCCGCCCGGCTCTCTTCTCACCCTCCTGAAGATGATGCTGGGCGGCTAGGTTCTTTTTATAGGAACCAACATGATAGAACCAAAAACCGTCAAACGTGCAGGCCCGGCTATCGTCCCGTTCTTGTCTTTACCAGAAGTGAAGGCACAGTGTTCAATTATGGAATGTGATACGCAGTGGGATTCCCTGCTGCTGTCCTATATCCTGGCCGCCCAGGTTGAAATAGAGGCCCGTCTATCTGTAACGTTGACGCAGACACAGTGGGCCGCCAGTGTATCCTCTGCCGATGTGCAGAAAGGTTGTACGGTTTCGTTACCGTTTGGCCCTGCAATGGAATTGCCTGTACTGGTCAAGCTGGGCGATGGTGAAGAGATGCCAACCGACCAGTATTCCGTTGATACATTTAACGTCCCGGGTAGTGTGACATTCTTTGGCGGTGAAGTGCCAGCGGGTGACGTTCTTATCTACTGGTACGCAGGCAGCACAGACCCGCTACTGATACCTGAAAACGTAAAGGTAGCTGGCAAAATGTTTGTGGCTCACTTCTTTGCACACAGGGAAGCAGTTCAGGACACAGGAGCCATAGAAGTTCCAATGGCCGCAGAGATGTTGCTGGCCGCATCCTCCCATAACGGAATGTACTAATGATCAAGTCTGGCATGATGCGGGAACTGATACAGGTACAGGTTCCCGTTTCTACTACAAACGAATTCGGAGAATCAGTCCTGACGTGGAAGGACTGCTTTAAATGTCATGCAGCCATCCAGCAATTGACGGTCGCCCAGCTTGCCAGGGCGAACAAGGCAGAATCACAGGCTACTTATAACGTGACTATCCGCTGGCAGAACAACGTCAGTCTGCCGCTGCGAATCATCTGGCTGAATAACAAGTGCCGCACCATGTACGTGTCTGCCGCTGTAGCAGATGACGCCAAACGCACAAACATCGTATTAACCGCAGAAGAAAGGGACGATTCCGAATGAGTGGATACCCTGAAGTCTGGTTGCGGGATTCGATCACAAAAGCCACTGGGGTTCAGGCATATCCTGTGATGGCCCCAGAAACGGCCACAACCCCGTACGCCGTCTACAGCCGGGGCGGCACAGAAAGGGAACAGGCCACCCACCCGCTAGCAGGCGCACCGCTAGCCGCCTTTGAATTGTTTATTGTGACTGATTCATACATGGGCGGCAAAGAGATCGCCGAACAAATCAGGCTGGCCTGCAACAATTTTGCCGGTGAATATGCCGGATGTAAGATTACATCTGTAATATTGCTAAATCAGCAGGACGGCAGCCCTGAAGAAAAAGACGGGGAAACCACACCAAACTACGTTCAAGAACTTTCTTTTGCAGTCAGATATGAGGAATAAACAATGGCCGCACCTTTCACAGATTCACAAGCTACTACACTTAAATACGATTCAGCGGAATATTTCTGCACTTCGATTGTACGAAACGCAGAAGGGGCGGGAGACCTGACAGACCAAAGGGTTGACGTTTCTACCCTGGATTTAGCCAGCGGTTCCTGCCGCGTCTATCAAGACCCGCCGCTAAAGGACTGCGGTACAGGTGGGGCAGATGGAACAATCACGTTTCAGGTTGACTTTTACGGCACCGAAGAACCGCAACTCAACAAGAGCCTTGATTTACTTATAGAACAGAAAGGCGTTGGCACCGATGGTGCAGATGTTGAAATCTTTAATGGCAAGGCCACCTGTACCAGTGCTTCCACCACATGGGCTACAGGTGAAGTTGTAACTGGTTCGGCCACATTTGCCGTTGACGAATAAGCCCAACCAGCAGGAGGTGGGCTTATGCCGATCATTGACGCACAGGGTTTGGTTATTACGTTTGATGGCGATACCGCCGTCAACGTCATAAGCTGCAACATATCAGGCGGCGAAGCATCGCTGATTGATGTCACGCCCTTGAATGCTTCTGTTATTGGTTCAGGTAATTACGCCCGTTGCGTCAAGGGCGTCCTGCCTGCGTCCGTTGAGCCTGTGACTGTCAGCTTTACTATGTACGGAATTGGGTTGCCGCTGTCTAACAACGATCGCGGCAAGGTGGCTAACCTGACAGTATCAAAGGCAGGGCTAGTCAATTACTTTGGTAACGCTGCGTTGCTATCGCAAAGTGTCACCATGTCCGCAGGAGAAGTCCCACAGCAAACTGTTTCGTTTTCGTATCTAAATTAGGAGGGTTGATTATGAATAGGAGTGAATTGCTAAAGCATGGCAAGAAACAAGCGGTCGAAGTTGAACTGCAAGGAATCGGAAAGCTGTGGTTCAGACAGCCAACCGCCGGAGAATGGGAACCGATCGCTAGTGAACATGCAAGAATATTTAAGGAGACAGACGGGGCCGGAATACCACCGGCCGCACTTATGGCGGAAACCATCGCAACGGTCCTGGCGGATCAGGACGGGACCAAGATGTTTGACGAAAAAAGCCAGAAGGAAATTCTGGACATGGCACCAGAGACCATGCGGGAAATCTATGAGGCTTCGCTGAACTACGGATTTGCACTAGGAGACAACGAAGAAAAAAAATAATACTGCGTCGATCCCCGATCCTGATGTTCCTGATGCGGTTGGCACTGCAACTAGGGCGGGCAGACTTCAGGGAATTGGCGCATGAGTTAACACTGGAAGACTTAGCATACTGGCAGGCATACTGGGCCTGTGAACCATTTGGAGACGATTGGAGACGGACGGCAAGACAGACGATCATTCAGGGCAACGCCTTTGGAGCAAAGCTAAAAAGTGAACATGAAGATCAATTCATGCCGGGCTGGAATCCATTTGACAGAAAACAAACAGCGGCAGAGATGGCCGCCGAACTAAAGAAGATAACCAATGGCCGCAAGTAGTAAGATCACCGCAAAGTTTACGACAGACACTTCAGGCATGTCGAAAGGCACTGCTAAAATTGCTAGTGATTTTAATAGGCTGACAAAAACAAGCACCAAAACCCAGAAGGCATTGAGCCGCATGACAAGCGGCATTAACTTCCTAGTGTTTGACAGGTTGGCACAATACGCACTGGCGGCAGGGCGTGCTTTTATTGGCATGGCTAACAACGCCCTAAAGACAGTTGACGCAATTGGTAAACTTTCAAAGTCTACTGGCATATCAACCGAAGGATTACAGGCGTTCAGTCTGGCCGCATCGGACGCAGGTGTTGACCAAGTTGCCTTGTCTGGTGCATTTGGCCGGATGTCCAAACGATTAGCAGAGGCAGCCAAAGGATTTGGCGAAGCGAAGCCCGCACTGGAACAGCTAGGGTTGTCGGCAGCCAATCTGGTCAAACTGTCACCTGACGAACAGTTCTTGCGTATAGGCGAAGCGATAGGAGGGCTAGCTACTGAGGGCGAAAAAGCCGCCATTGCTTTTAAGATATTCTCAGATCAAGGACTACGGCTAGTTCCACTGTTTGATGACATACGGAAAAAGACATCAGCAGCGCAGGAAGAGTTGTCACAGTTGGGCGTCCTGCTATCGAAGCGGGAAATTTCAAACGTTGAGTCTTTGAACGATTCGTTAAACAGAGTTCAGAAGACAATCAGCGGTATCATCCAGAAGGTTGTGGCTGAACTAGCACCAGCGGTCAAACTTATTGCAGATGATTGGCTAGGGTTTGTTAAAGAGTCAGACGGTGCATTTGTTACAGGTATCGTTGATGCATTAAAGACTGCCGCCATTGCCGCCGCTAGTTGGTACGACATGATTGCGGCTGGAATCAATCAGGTAATAACCTTCTTTCAGAAACCGCCTGAATGGGTTAGCGATCTTCTGTATGTACTGAAGAGTACCACCACTGGAGCCAAGAACACCGCAGAAGGCACAGCCGCCATTGGTGGTGCTGGCTATGGTGTGTTTACGGAACTTAGGGCGTGGGCCGCTGGGCTTGACGCCCAACTGGGTTACGGTTCACAGGAGCGGGTTGACTACCTGAAGGAAGAAGTAGGAGTGATTGCCGCCGCTACTGCAAAACTTTCAGAAGGGGCGAATGATTGGATCTATGGTTCAAAGAAGAACAATGATCTGAACGATCAGGCATCGAAGAAGCAAATCAGCACAGCAGACAGACTGATTAAGTTGTTTGCGTCGCTGGAAGAGAAAGTAAAGTCTAATCCAATCTTTGGCCCAGATGTAGGCACAGGCGTTATTGATAAGTTTATGGCCGCCGCTAGTGAAGCTAGTAATACAGTTGCGGAACAGGCTAAGAAGAACCGTATATCAGGCCTGGACGCCCGGTCGTCTGCTGGTCTGAACTTCCTGCTGCAATCTGGCGTGGCTGGCAAAAAACCCGAAGAAGAAATTGCAAAGAACACAAAGAAAACAAACGATTTAATTTCCAGAACAAACCAGCTAATCAATGCACCTCTAACAGTATCAATCCCATAGGCTGAATAATGGCAATCGTCCAGACATACGAAATAGCAGAAGGCCGGGGCGTATCAGGCACGGCTAGGGAATCCCTGCAATACACTAGGGCGTTTGCTGTAAAGATTGACGATCCTGCAACGCCGATGGACGAGATCGCACAGGCACCTGGCATCCTGCTAGGTTCGCCACACCCAGACGATCCATCTGTATTTGCGACCAGTTTTGACTGTAGTGTTTCCGATGACCTATTGCTGTATACCCTGAACGTAACGTATCAGGCCCCCACCCTGATTGACGCCAGTACGGACGGGCCAGGGTCAGGTGGTGGCGGTGGGGTGGGCGGTGGTTATGACTACGCCGTAGTACCTGCGGATACATGGTCAGGTTCGTCTAGTGTTGCGGCTGTGCCGATTGACAAGGATCGCTTTGGTACAGCAATCAAGAACACAGCAGGAACGCCTGTGCCAGACTTGCAGGCTGACTGGGCGTTCTCTTCGTTGTCACTGACAAGAAGTTTTGCAACGGCTGCCGAAGCTGGCACGGCATTGACAACATACACAAACACAATCAACAGCGGAGCGTGGGCTGGAACGCCCGCCCAGACGTGGAAATGCCAAGGCGGATCATGGCAAAAGCAAACACAATCTAGCGGCGGAGTAAACCTTACTTATTACTCAGCTACGTTTAACTTTGCTTACGATGCCAGGGGCTGGATTTTAGAACAAGTCATGATTGGCACCAGAAAAGCAGACGGCACAAATATTACAGAAGGTGATATTTCAGGAAACAGCAGCACCACACCAATTACAGAGCCGGTGGGCCTAGATGGTTCTGGCAATCCTGTAGCGTCTGGCGTAGAACCGGCAATAGGTGCGTTCCAAATTTACGAAACCGCAGATTTCTCTTACTTCGGAACCCCGTCCTGATGGCCGAACCCGTCTACACCTTCGACCGCCAATCAATGCGCCGCATATCCGCAGCGGTGCAGAAGTCGGAAGGCGTCAAGGACCGTAAGGGTAATAAGTGGTATCCAACAAAAGGCGGCGGGGGTGCCACCCTTCAAATTGGCAAGACTACTGCGGCGTGGGCGAAGGGGACTGAGGCAACGCTGGAAGTCTGGAAACGCAATGCAGTTGGCGACATGGAAAAAGGTGCAGGCACATTCACCGGGTACAACCTGTTTGCAGATGTTGCGGCTGATAAGTTTGTGGGGTGCATGTCTGGCTTTCTTGTCAGTGCGGAGTGTGACTAATGGTGTTGTTGCCGTGTAGTCAGTGTTGTGAACCACCGTATCCTAAGCTTTGTAATTGTCTAGGCGACGTGCGATACAGTGTCACGCAATCAAGAGAAGGGTTTTTGTCTAATAAAATCGGTCAATTTTGGAGCGGTATTGCGTGTACTGAAGAAGAAATTATCAACATCTACGATAACACAGTCATACCGAATTACTTGTTTGAATCTTTGCAAGATAACACAATCACATCTGAGGCGTTTTGGGAAACAGAACTGCCACCAGAATACAACGCTTTGCCTGAACAGTTTATTGAAAAACAAGCATTGCGTGTAGGTTGCAATTTTAACGACAGTTTTCTTGAATTTGCTTATGGGACAATATTTCCACTGTCTTGTATGCAGGATTTGCCGATGACTATTTCTGGATCGCGTGAAATCTGGAAGCCTGTTGCGCTGTATTCGGATGACCGCTCTTTTAGTTTCACAACGCGTGACAAAATATGTGATTTTGCAAATGGTGGGGAACTTAGAGCATCGAATTTTGAAAGTACTACGGAAGGCAAGCTGTTTGGCTGGTGGCACTCGCCAACAGATTCAAGCAACATAAGACGATTTGATTTAGGTCAAATTTTATCAGTAAATATTTTTCAGCTAGATATTCTGAGAGGCCGCACCATGCCAACCACAACCACCGGCCCAGGAACGCACCTAGCCAAGACGTTAGCGTCATGGGGTTTCAAAGAAGGAAAGAAATGCTCCTGTAAAAAGATGTCACGCCTGATGGATGGCTGGGGATCAGCCTGTGCCAAAGACCCACACCTGACAACTATTGTGGACCACCTGGAAAAAGAGGCGAAGAAGAGGAAGTTACCTTTTGTGCGTAAGTTGGCTGAGGCCCTGATAAAACGGGCCGTCCGCCAATCTGAAAATCAGTCTTGACCTGGTGGGGCGGGCGGTATACCTTACGGGTGCCACATCTTCTGTTTGTAGTACATCCCAAAAGAAATGTGCGGCGCCCACGATGTGGCGTTGAGGGTTACGCCCTGGCCGAAGTACTACCGGCCAGGGCTGCCGCATCATGGAGGACGCATGAAATTCCCAACCGATCACGATGACCTGAGACGGGCCTGGCTCTACCTCAGAGACCATGGCCAAACAGATCACGCCAATACCATCTTTGAGTTTGCAAAGATGTTCAAACGAAACTTTGAAGACATGGAACGCTTTGCGAATTTGGCAGATAACCTACAAAGGAGCCAAAGCAATTACGAAACAATCCGCCAACAGGCAATTAAGAACTGTGGCCGTAGCAGAAAGGCAGACAACTCATGATGGTACAGCGCCCTAGAATATTTGAAGACCGCGAATTCACACAACCAACCACGCCTTGGCTTTGGAAAGATCAGGATGTGCAGCTCCAGAAGACGCCTACAGGTTGGGCGGTTCTGGACGGCGACAAAACAATATGTGTAGCGGGGACGGTCTCCGCTGCTTTGATTGTGTTCGATGATGTTTTGGAGGGAAGTGATGACGTTAAAGATTGACAAGGGACTGAAGAAACGACCTGTAAAAATGGTTGTCTTTGGTCCAGAGGCTAGCGGCAAAAGCACGTTAGCCACAAATATTGGCGGTGATTCGTTGCTGCTAGATTGTGAAGACGGGTCTGCATATATCGACACCAGCAGGGTTGATGTAAAAACATGGGCCGAATTGTGTTCTGCCATTATGGAACTGGGACGGGACCAGCATGGCATGAAGACGATAATCATAGATACTGCTGATGCAGCGGAACGCATGGCAGTCAACTACATCTGCGATCAGCATGGTAAAGATTCGCTGGAACAGTTTGCCTACGGCAAAGGGCAGGTGTATCTGGGCGAATCATGGCAAAAGCTCATGAACGCCTGTGATGATATTGCGAAGCACTGTAATGTGATCTTCATTTGTCATAGTACGGTGAAGCGGTTCAGCCCGCCTGATGAAATGGACGCTTACGACCGCTACGAAATGCGGCTGGCAAAGCACGTCCTTCCATTACTAAAAGAATGGGCTGATGCAATAGCGTTCCTGACTTTCCAACAGCATGTTGTCACACAGCAGGACGGCAGGAAGAAAGTTCAGGGCGGACAAAAACGCATCTTGCACATGGAACGCTGTGCTGCTTATGATGCGAAGTGCAGACTGCCGGGCGTACCTAGTAGTTTGCCTGTTGATAGCGTGGAAAGTTTACAACCCTTAAAGGACGCATTGGAGTTTTAAGAAGTGTACGATTTCACGGATGAAGACAGGGGCCAGGACGATCCAACCAGAGAACAGATCATTGAACGCTGTAAAGAAATTAGAAAGGAGAAATCAGATTCTTACCATGGCTATGATCCTAGTTCGTTTGAACGTGGCGTAGCAAAACTGTTGCAGGATGTGCATTCGTTGCCGATCACATACCTGCGTTTTTATGACTGGTAACATTTGACTAAGGAGTTGATATGACAGACCCATTTGAAAAGATGTGGACCGCAGACGTTGAAGACAAGCAAGACGCAGGAGGGGAAAAACCAATCCCGGCTGGTCAGCATATTCTTCAGATAAATTGGAAAGAGCTTTCCTGTAAACAGTGGGCGAAGAACCCAGCCAACCCAGACGGAAACGTTCTGGCGTTGGGGTTTGGAAAGTCTGGGCATCAAATGGTATTTGAGAACTTCGCACTAGATCCAAAGTGGGCGTGGAAGTTAAAGAGCCTGTACGATGCTGCTGGTCTGGAGTGGGGCCAGCCCGTTGATGGACTGATGGGGCAGAAGGTTGCCGCAGAAGTTACCACCAACGAAAACGGATTCCAGAATGTACGGAAGTACAAAAGCCTAGACGCCGTTGCTAAGAATCCGCCGAAGTCTAAAGCCGTAAAGCAGACGAAGACCGCAAATGTCGACGCTGAAAACGGTGCTGACCTTCAGGACATTCCGTTCTAGGGATGAGGGGTGGGGCGGTCAGGGTTTTTTAGCCTTCTCCTTGGCCGCCCTTTTTTTTCTTATCACATTTCTATGGAGAGAAATATGTCGTTTGCTAATCGTAAAGAGTTCGGAGAACGTTGCTACGATCAGGTTTTTGCCGTCATGGCTCAGCTACTGGGACGGGAGGCCACGCCTATGGAGGACATGAGCCGTGGCGTGGATCTTGTCATGGCCCCCGCTGGTATCAGTGTCCGCATCAGGCGGCCCAAATACATAGCGTACAGGGGAGAGTTTACTATTCGTCTGAATCCTAATGAGGATGGGAAGACGGAGCTGGACAAGCTGCTGCGGCCCCCTGAGTCAGGGCTGCGGTGTACGCACATGTTCTACGGTTTCAGCCAGGACAGTGAAGGCAGGGAGCTAGGCCACTGGTCGGTCCTTGACATGGACCTGTTCGCTGGTACAGATGTGCGGGGCGTTGAGAAATACCACAGCGGTGGAGAGAAGTTTATTGTTTTTAAGATTGAAGATTTCACAAAGGATTTAATAGTAGCGGAGGGATTTGCTAATGGGATTACTTACAGAAGAGCTGGAGTCAGGCCTGACGGCTAGTGTGGTTGAGCTGATAGTGATGGGGCGTGGTGCTGACGTACTGAAAGCCCTGGGCCAGTTGGAACGTGGGGCCGTCCTGGGCGGTGAGGCTGACGCCATACTAGAATCAGCGGCGCACGTTTGCCGATCAAATGAGAAGGTCACTATGGCGGACCTGATGACCGACATAGCTCAACGATTCGAACAGCCTGACAGCATCAAGGCGTATCTGTTTGAGAAGGCGGGCGGCGGTACAACCAGCCCAGACCCGGCCAGGATCTGTCAAGAATTTGCTGGCCAGATAAACGCTAGGTTCCAGCAGGAACAGATTGCCATCAACGCTACGACGTTGGCCGCAGAGGCCCGTCAGGGGAACGCAGTGTTGGCAGACCTGCGGAGGATGGTGGACGATCTGGAGGCCACAGCGGAATCGTCAACATGTATTAGTTGGTCTGATGCTGTGGATGAGATGCTGGCCTCTGATCGGGACCAGTATGTGCCAACGAATCAGGAGTGGTTCGACAGGGTTTACGGCGGTCTGCCTGTGGGCCTGACCATCCTGGCCGGTGTGCCGGGCAGCGGGAAGTCGGCATTGGCACTACAGCTGGGGCTGGGTGCGGTGACGGCGGGGAAGCGGATGCTTTGGGCGGCTGGGGAAATGAGGCCAGCAGATATCGTCAGGCGGTCTATGTGTCTTCTGTCACAGCTTCCACTGGGTGTGGGTCTGCCGAAGTATCTCATGGGTCGCGATGACAACGAAACCGAAGCGGCAAAGAAGGCGGCGGAATACTTCAGCAGTCAGGCATTTATAGAAACGAATTTTAATCTGAACGCTATCGAAGCGGGGATTGTCCAGAATAAACCTGACGTTGTTGTCATTGACTACGTCCAGCTTCTACGGTCGGATGAGGCAACCCGGGTAGAGCAGCTTGACAGCATCGCCATTTCCCTCATTGAGATCGCCAGACGCCATCAGGTGGCCCTGGTTGCCATATCGTCAATGAGTAAGGGCAGCGATGGGAAAACCAGCATAGGTTCCATCAGCAGGGGAACGGCGCAACTTGACTACGCCAGCGATTTGTTTTTGCTGGCGGAAACTGGGGACGGACAGGACGCGGAGCGGTCGGTCAAGTGGTGCTGCAAAAAGAATCGACGTGGGCCGCTGGTGGATCTTGACCTGATTTTTGACGGGCTCAGGCAGTGGAGTAGATCCGCTATGACTGCGGCTGTGGACGAAACCCTTACGTTTTCAGGGGAGTTCAGCGGCCTAGAAGATTAGGGCTTGAACCTTTTGTGGACAGGTGCGTATACTAAAGCACAGCACTGGCAAGCTGTTCTTCCAACCGCGTGGTTGAGAGATCAAATAACTGAACAACCCGCCGCCGTGCCAGCGGTTTCCCGTCAGCCGTGATTGATCTCCGGCTGGCGGGGGGCGGGTTTCTTTGGAGGGAATTATGGCAGTTAAGACAAAGAAAGTAAGCAACTACGCCAAGACAAAAGCAAAAGTTGCAGCAGGTCGCCACCATCACACAGGCAACCCCCTGACGTTTGTGGCGACGACAATCAAAGAAGTACAGGCAAGTTATGATCGGCTAGAAACTCAAGAAGAACAAGAGGCATACCTTGATGAGTTTTCTCTAGCGTTAGAGAAAAGCACACCGCAAGGGTGGGCTGGTGTATATCACGGTCTTGAAATGCTGCGAAAAGCTACCTGGTACTGGAAGGCTAAAGGATACAAAACCTTTAAGGATTTCTTGCGATCAGAGACAGCGTTTACTTTTAGCCAACTTGAAAAGCTAGAGTCCCGGTATCACTTTGCCGCAACGGCTTGTCCAAAGTTGTTCAACATGTCTGCTAAAGATGCGGACGAGCTTGTGGAACGGCTGCGCAAGGCTGAAGCAGTGGCAAAGAATGGTGTTCGCGGTAAAGGTAAAAAAAGCTTTGATCAAAAAAAATCTGATAAAAGCTTTTCCCCGCTGGCTGAATTGGACGTAGAAAGCCAATCTGAAGAGTTTCAGCGTGGGTATAAGTCTCACGGCGGTACATCACATTTCTACAGGTTTGGAAGACTGAAACGTGACTGTCCACCAATAGCCCAAAAGATTTTGGATGGTGAGTACACGCGGGAACGTGCTAACGGCAATATGTACATCGATCTTAATTCGGCAGAGGTCGATGCAGAGCGGCGCACGAAAGGAAAGTTCAAAGCAAAACCTAGACCTTCCACAAAGAAGACGCCATCACAAAAAGCAATACACGCCCTGAAGGCGTTGAGTGCTGACGAGTGGAACGAAGTCGTAACTTGGATGAATCAACAAAACTAACTGAATATTCCTATAGGAGGGAAAGAAAATGAAAAGCAATTATATCTATCACCGCCCTGGCTGGATGACTAAAGAAACTTACGGGAAGTTTCGTGAGGCTTTTTTAGACAAAGATTCTGGGATGTTTATCTGTGAAGACTGCCAGAAGAAAATGGGGCTTGAAGATCATACTTATGATCACATTACTTCACGCGCAAAAATTGAAACATTACCTGCAAACCATGCACTGCACACATTTGGCGATAGTTTGCAAAACTTGCAGCCGCTATGTGTGTCGTGCAACAGCAGGAAAAATAAGTTTCCAGATAAGAAGTGGGGAAAAGAGTTCTTTTTTGATCTTCCTTTGGACTTGTCAAAGCTGAGAACATCCCAAAGAGATTACATCTACGATTACATTCTCAATGGTTCGGACGACATCTTTGAACGTCCCGCCCATTTGTTAAGCGGTGTAATGTTGACTTTTGTGCAGGTGACCGGCAGTGGCAAAACTCTTGGAATGCTTACAGCCGCCTTTGCATACAACAGAGCAAGGCGGAACTTGTTAGGAGACAACTGTAGGCGTTGCGCCAAGCTGCTTGTTATCACAAAAGAGGCACCGCTTCGTGACCAGATGGCTCAGGAACTAGCAGTAGAACCGCTGAAGCTTGGACTGGTTGCAAAAAGCCCAAAGGTTTTAAACGTCAATAATGGCAATCTGCTAGTTGCAGAAGACCAGATTGCAGATTGTGATATTGCGGTAATGTGTTCCGCAATGCTCTGGGATCGCAAAGACTTTCAGACTCAGCAACTGCATAAGTTTCAGAAGCACTTTGATATACAAATACTGTCTGAAATGCACTATGCGAACGACCAGGCCGGAAGACTGACAAAGAACTTTACGCATGGCATTACTTTTGCGGACACTGGCACACCTATTGATGACAAGGGCCGTGCTTGCGGAAAAGATCGTACCGCTGTAGGCACTGTGTTTGGTATGGAGGAAGCCACAACCAAAGACGACAGCATGAAAGGGCTTGGCCGTTATTCTGTCGAATCTCCACCTGAAGTATGCCTGCGGGATGCAAGGGGTAACAAGGGCGATAAAGCGTTGACGCATCAAGCGCGTCAGGTTTTAAGCAGTCTTTACGGCGACATCATTACTCTTGTCGACGCTACACCTGACCGCATCACAGGCGACAGTGACAACGTTTTAAACAATCTCCCAGCGGCTAAAAGCGTGTGTGATACCTTGATTGATGACATGCTCTTCCTAGACAAAAGAATTGGGATGGAAGGTGCCGAGCGTAGCCAGCATAGACGAGAGAAGAAAGGGATTACCTACAAAGTCACAGACGGATTCTATGCACATGCCATAGTACGCTGCGGAAGCGTGAGTGATGCGAAGAGTATCTGTTCGTATATCAACTCAAAACTTGACGACAGGCGGCACGTCTACAAAAAAGAAGATGGTTGGTCTGCTTCGGTTGTGACTAGTGAGAGCGAAAACAAACTGGCCGAAGATCATCCTTGGAATAGGTACCAGAACAGCTACGCCATGAAGACAATTGATTCACACTGTTGTAGAATTCTTGTAGTAGTTGGAATGGCATGTGAAGGAATCAATAACAAGCCTTGTCTTTTTGAAGCGTTGACTTCCAAAAAAGACTCAATGCGTGCAATGATACAAGGTATAGGCAGGTGCCTCCGTTCTACCCATAAGGATACGCACGTCGATGGTCATGTAACTAGATCGGTGCCGCCGACTGAGTTTGACAATATAAAAATTATTGCTCACGCAAGAGACTATGGCGGCGCTGAAGCATGGAAAATACCTTGGTGCCTGTACTACAACCAAAACGTTTCAAAGTTTGTTGAACAAGAATTCAGAACCATTAAAGACTGGTTTGAGACTGACAGCCTATGGGACGTTGAAAGGAAGAATACGTTTGGACAGGTTGATTTCTTTAAGAAAGTTTGCATCGCAAATGCCGTTGGTAAACTAGCCTTGGATAAGGCTGGCAGCAACTTCACTACGAAGAATGCGTATAAAGTTGCTAAGAAGTATGGTTTTTCTTCAGATAAATTATGGAAAGAATTCTGTGAATTAAATCACAGTCACGCTCGTTCTGTTCAAGATTGGCGTGATTCTTACGACATACCTTCTGGCGTAACGGCTGACGGTGCTTTTATATGCCTTTGCGTCAGTGCTGCAAACGGTGATAATAGAAGTAAGAGTTTACTTAAG